ATTAGATAACACTGACATTCGTGTAGTCAAGTGTAATCTTTGTGTGAGACAAGCACCGTGCTGATGACTGCGTCTATCTCCCTGCGCCAGAAGTCCAGAAAACTTGAGAGTTCGGGAAGTCCCGGCATCAAGTCTTCCTTCTGGATCAGGAAGGTCTGCACCAAATGAGGAAAGTCCGGGAGATAGTAGACAATCTCTGCCGTAACGATCACAGGCTGGCGCAAAATAATCATGCATCATTTTACCATGCACGGCACTCTGCCTCTACATCTCGCTCGGGCGCAACTGTTGCAGCATTCTTCTCAAAGTAAAAAGCAAGCTCACCAACCTCATCGATTTCTCTCTTTATATCCTCAGGATGGATTTCGTCCGTACCCTTATCAATTACGTCCTTAACTCGGTTAAGCGCGTGAATCACGGTGCTATGGTCTCTGTCACCCAAAGCACGGCCAATCTTGATGGTCGAGTACCCAAGCATTTCGTGCATTAGCCAACACGCGACAAAACGCGGCCAAACAATCTTTCTGCGCCTGCTGTCACCTCTCAACTGCTCTATGCCAACGTCGTAATGGTTAGCAACAGCAAGAAGGATATGACGTGCCCTGAGATGCACGACGCGCATTTCATTGCTGCCATGCATTAGTCCTCCTCCAGACATTTATCGAAAGGGGAAACTTTCTCCATCACCGTGCCCGATCCATCGCAGACATGACACGGAACAGAATTTGCCCTCGTATCAGAGACTCTGAAATACAGCGCCCCCCGGCCTTCACACTCATTGCACTCGACTGTCTCATACTTCGCCATCGTGCTTCTCCCTTATGATTCCAAGCATTCGAGTCAAGCGTGACTTGACACCGCCATCTTTCATGTCATCAAGCATCAACTGAGCCGAATCAATCTGCTCTTGCGTCCAGCTTACCGGGGGCGGCAGAACCGGCCTCTCGACCACAGGATCGCGACGAACAACCTTCCGCTCGAACTCCTTCCACTCGCCAATCGTCGGAAACCACTTCCTACCGGGATCGGTCAGTATCCTGTCTGCAACCTTCTGGAACTCCTCAACAGTGAGGTTGCCAGTGAGTCGCAGATAGTCCTCAAAGAAGATTTTGGCCTCTGCCTCAACCATGTCCCTCATCGCAAGATGGACTCGCAGCCGGGCAAGAATCTGCTTCTTCTGATCCCTAGACATCGCGCAAGACTCTTAAAACAGACATGGTCTTGCTCTCTGGGTTCTTCTTTGCCCGCTCCTCTGCGCTGCGCTTGATCCAGTTCTTGAACGCGGCAAAGTGATCTTTCTTCGCCCCATTTGGACTGGACTGTGACCAGTTGCAGTAGCGATCAAACTCAGAGTGGTAGTCTACGTCTGGGTAGTTTTCCCTGCACCAGTCAACCCATCCCTGCGGAATGACGGAATACTCAGTCATCCTTGTGTTCCTCGACAGGCTCTTGCCTTTCGGCCTTCCGCTCACCGAAAGCGATCTGATCTTTACATTGGGCGGGGAAGCTAGCCGGTTGAGCGCAGCAACAAATGCCACTGCGCCCTCCCGATCCATTGAGAAGAATATAGGCGAGGTTCCCTCGACTACAACGAACCCCTCGACTTCCATTCCTGCCGCGCCCGCACCTTGATGAATCTGCGGTTCGTTTCCAAAGAGTTGGGGTTTGTTACGGTGATCCACGGGTTTTGTCCTTTCTTCCACGCGCTCAATTTGTTGAGCATAACCTCCAAGGGTGCCCGGTCAGACCTGACGGCCTTCACCAGCGGCCTACTGACGCTATTACGCTCCTCCTTGGATGTATAGTTCTTTCCATTAGATTTTTTTCCCTTACCCACCACGCTTCTCCTTGACTTTGAAAAGGTACTCGCAGACACCCTCACCAACACGGCGTTGTGCTAGTAAAATTTTCCCCTCTTTATACTCACGCCATTTCTCATCTGCGACCTGATCCGCAGTCTTGGATTCTTCGGTTGGCTTTTCTTTGCCTTTCGGTCCAGCAACTTTCTGGCGGTCGTTCATAAGATTGCCGACCCAATAAACTTTCCAAGTCATTTTAGTCTCCGTAAAAAAGATGAAGTCCGATCCTAGCCATGAAATTCATGTCACCAGACCAACTGGGCCTCACATACGATGCGTGATAGTGGGTTGCTGTCTCGGTGTTGGCGACCCTCACACCGTCAAGAGCAAGTTCAGCTACATACAGAGCCTGCTCCCAAGCTAATTCGTCGTTAATCTTTTCTGGCCTGCCGTCGCACCAGTAACTAAAAGCGCAACGGTTTCTGATAGGCATACCACCAACATAATGCCCCTGATGAACCACATCACAGACATTGTCTGGATATTCCGGCCTCTGCACACGCTCCAGAACAACGCCAGCAACAGCAATCTGACCAATGAATGGCTCTGATCGAGCCTCAAAGTAGACTGCCTCTGCTAGGCAGTTTTTCTGGTCTTCAGCTTGTGCGGGAAAGGGGGAGAGCAGGAGGGCCAGAAAGGACAAAAGAACCCCGCCTGCTCTCGGTCCAACCTTGGAGGGTTTGTGGACACGCCCCTTATATGCACCAAGATTCATTACGTCAAGGCCCCGGCAGAGAGGGCCTGACTGTCCCCCTCCATTTCGTCCATCTCGTCCCGGACGATGACCGCAAGATCAAGGTATTCAAGCTCAAGCAGCTTGGGGTCACTGTGAATCAGGCCGGGGAAAACCATTAGAAACCTGTCCAAAGCCTTCTGGGATTTGTCCCCCCACAAATGTGACGGAATGTTTATCGGGCAAGCCATTAGATCAACTCCGGTCCCGGCGCTTCGATAACGTGCGCGTGATTCATGTGAGCAATTGCGTAGGGGTCCGCTGGGGGTCTCTTGTGGTGCCATTCGTACCAGCGATAGTGAAGGTGACTCAGGAAGATTTTCACAGCGTAGCGTCTGGCACGGGCGTGAATGTGGGCCGGTGGCAGCTTGCCGACTGAGTAGTACGAATAAGCCACCGTGGTCTTGCCGACCTTCTCTGCCTTCTGAAGCGCAACCTCCTTGAACTCAAGGTTTTCGTTGTCAGCCTGAAGCTGAGCCTTGGTCTCCTTGTAGATTTTGCCGTAGAAAGACTTGTCGCTATTGCTGCGCTTGACGAAAGACTCACCCGCCTTGAAGGCAGCAAGCGTCTTCAGCTTTGCGTTCCAAGGACGAACCTGACCCTTCTCCCAAGTCTTCTCGGGGTTTAGGCCAGCGAAAGACCAGAAGTGCCCGTATGTCGGAGCTTTCTTAATGTCAAAGTGACAGAGGAACCCAGCCGCAATGACGGGGCCAATCCCATCCTGAGCCAGCAACCAACGACCAACAGGGTTGTTCTCTGCATAGACTTGCAGGCCAACCTTGGCGTTCTTCTCAAGCTGTTCGTAGTTGGCCTTCGTCAACTGCAAGACGTTTACAGGCTCACCGGCTTTCTCCATCGATCTGATTTGGGCAGCCGTCGCAATGCGGTTCTTCTGCACCGTGTAATACTGATCGACCAAGAACCGGGCCTCTTGCTCGCCAAGAGACTGAAATGCCTTGCGCTGATCTTTTGTGAGCCGCTTGATGCTCTCGATAAGGAAATCGGAGTCGATCTCAAGCTCATCGATTTGCTCAGCGGGACGGTCGTAATGACTTCCAATGCTGTTTTCGTCCATAGTAAATCTCCAAGTTGACATTCGTGTCTTTTGACACAAGACCAACATAATTGGGCTACGGACAGGATCAACGACTATTCGCGTCGTTGATCTATTTCTTCTGATGATGTTGCATCAGTGCAACACTCAGGACTTGGCAGTAAAGATTCCGTCCTGCGTTTTTTCGAGGGCGACCGTCTTTGCTTCTGCCAGCTTCTGAAGCTCTTCGAGTCTCTTTTCTATCTGCTCTTTGGACATCAGCTTCATGGGGTCATCGCGCTTCTCGTTGAGAAGTCCTCCCATCTGTGCGCGGAGCTTCTCAGCGGCTACGGCTGCGCCGTACTGACCGTTCTCTATAGCGCCATTCCTGATGTTGAGGAGATCGCGCATACTCCGCTCTGCTGAGATACCGTACTCAGCGGCAATGTCATCCTGAAGCTCTGCGCGATAAGCCCCAATCTTGGGGTCTTTAAGAAGGCGGGTAGCAGCCTGAGCGGGCTGTGCAAATCCAGCGCGTCGTGCCGCCTCAGTCTGAGAGCAGTTGCCGTAAACCAATTCCCTCACAAAAGTCTTCTGACGCTCGTTCAGGGCAAGGTCTTCTGTCATTCGGTCAGTCCGGGACTGAAGTGGTTTTCAAGGTAATCGTCAGTCATCTGAGCAATGTAGCGTCTATCGCTCAGCATCAACTGCGACTTTATAGCCGAGATGCTGGCCTGCAACATCTCAACTTGCTGTTCTAGTGGCTCAAGAACCTTCAGGAACTTCTCGTTGACCTCGACCATGCCAACCTCGCTTCCCTTTGCGGGAATAAGACGCACGGCCTTTTTTTGGCACAACCTTCCGTTGACGGAAAAGCCTGTCAGCAAGCGCTCGCGCGTATGGGTTTCTAGTAGTCATAGCAACACATACTTACACACGAGTGCTAGTAGGTCAATTAGTTGCTTACCCTACTATCTAGAAAATGCACCATTACATGCTGGTCATACTCGTTACAGTTGACGCACTGTAGCCTTCCCTCTCCTGTAACTAGAAATCCGGGGCAGCCGCATGACTCGCAGGAGCGGAGAATTTCGTCAGCGCCGAACTCCTCGCCAGTTTCGTCCTCAATTTCTTTTAGGATTTCCTCAATCACGGGGGGCCTCTTTTTCATTGGCTGCCGCCCTTTCACTGATATGCCATGACAGATACCTCGGCTCTATGAGGGAATTATAGTCCTTAACTTTCCAGTTGTCGTAATAACCCCTCTTCAGCAAGTCCTCGCTTGCGGCCATTAGCAAAGACAGCCTCTGAATAAATATCATTCCGTAATGGTCGAGATCGGGAACCTCTTCGTATGTCTTATACAGGAACTCGAAATGGTCAGATTCCGGCTGGTCATCAGGATGGAACGACATCAAGTAAATGTCA